ACCGCAGCAGGAATTTCTGCCCGACGCTTCGTTGAAGTCCTCACCGGCGCCCTGATGCAGCAGTGCCAGGACGTGACCAAGATGATGGTAGCCGTCGCCCAACCAAAGGTCATCCAATCCACTATCAAGGCCGCTACCGACCAAGTGCCCATCGTCGCCATGAACGCCATCGGGGTGATGAAGGTGGTCGGCCACACTAACGGCGATACGAAGGCGATGGAGATATTCCACAAGGCTACCGGGTTCCTGCCCACCCCCAAAGGCTCGAACACTACCATCAATCTCAATCAGTTGAACCAGACCGCGAACATGGAAAGCGGAGACGAAGAACCAGAGTTGCAAAGCATGGATGAATTTTTGATGGAGATTCAGGACGTAATCCGGCCCCAACTTCCCGCCCCGTCTCCCGCTATTCCCCAACTGGCCCACGTCCCCGACATTGAGTATTTGGAAACGGAGGTCTAGTGTACTCGCCGCGCATTGTTCTTGAAAAACTGGCGCGGTTCAGGGCCAAGTATTCATGGATGCCCGTCGAGCATTCCATCGAAGAAATAGATAGAGTCAATGAGCATATGAAAACGCTCTATCGCAAAAACGCGAAGGGCGATACGATTTTCGACGATACTCTGCTAACCAAGCCCCTTGAGCGGTGGATACAGAATGAACGTGCGATGTGCGCCATCTCCTTTGAGTACTACCTGACACGCTACCACTACATTTCCGCCAACAACCGCATCTTCCGCTTCGCCTTTCGCGGCGGTCAGAGAGTGCTATTCAACGAGATTCAGGAGTTGGAGGATAAAGGTCTTTCCATAGAAATCATGCTACTCAAAGCGCGGCAGGGAGGATTCTCGACGTTCGTGGAAGCCCTTATGACCCATCGGGCGTTGTTCGTTCCGGGTGTGAAATGCACCATCGGATCTGCAAATGACCAGAAAACCTACGTTATGATGGGCATGATGTACACCGCGCTCGAAAACCTTCCGTGGTGGCTCCCCCCGCAACAAACCAAAGATAAGCGTTCCGGTTCGGCCTTGTTGGAATTTGCCCATGTAGGTTCCCAGATCGTCATTCAGTCGGGCTCAATCCGCGGCGGCATCGGGCAAGGAACCACGCCTACCGCTATACATTTAAGCGAAGTCTGCGATTATACAAACCCGCTGGAACAAATTGAGGAGGGCTTATTCAAGGCTGTTCACCCCGGACCCGAGATTCTTATGATCCTCGAATCGACGGGGAACGGTAACGCTACATGGTGGGCGAAACTATGGTATGGAACCAAGAGACTTCACCGGCTGTTCGTTCCGTGGTTTATGACTCCCGAGCTCTATCCGTCAGACGAATGGCTCAAGCAGTACCCGATGCCTGAATCGTGGCGGCCGAATTCCCGCACCCTGGAGACGATTTCCAAGTGTGAAGCCTACGCCCATTGCACCCCGGCTTTGACTAGAGTTTTGGGAAAAAACTGGAAGATGCCATTCAATCAGCAATGGTTTTGGGAGTTCAACTTTGAGGACGCAAAGGAGCGCGGGATTGAGAAGTCGTGGCTGCGCCATATGCCCTGCGATGCCTTCGACGCACTTATTGGCGAGAACGACGCGGTATTTGATTTGAAGGCTGTACAGGAGTTGGGCGAGAAGCGAAACCGTATAGTCGATATCTATGGCGTGATTGGCGAAGGGATAGCGGAGAGACACGACCCTCCGGCGATTGAAGGCGTCATTGACGTCAACAAGCCCCGAATCGCAATCGAGTGGAAAACCCCGCACGATATTCGTCTTGAATGGGTGCTGATGCCCCTGATGGGGGATTACGAGTCCTCATCCTTCGACCCTCAGAATAAACTCCTGATATGGGAGCATCCTGAGCGTGGGGCGCTATATTCCATCGGCCTCGATACCGGGACCGGCGTGGGCGGCGACAGAAACGTGATCGACGTGAATAAGTATGGAGCCGATGCTGTTCCCGATATTCAGGTGGCGCAGTTCGCTTCCGACACAATAGACAACGTGGAAATTTATGCGTGGGCGATGGCGATTGCGGCTTACTATTCACAGTATTACGAGGATGAGCAGACCGCTCGGTTCGTGATTGAGCAACGCAGGAAATACGGAGACTCCTGCTACCATGCTCTCAAGCTTCACGGTTTCAGGAACCATCACCATTTCAGGGAGTATGACAAAAAGACTCTCCGCCCCAAACCGAGTCCTCACGCAAGGGAGGGATGGTGGACAAACGAATGGTCACGGCCCTTGCTTTTAGGAACCTACAAACATGCTGTCGAGAATGGTTGGTTGACGGTCAATTCCCGTTTCACGCTTGAAGAGATTGAGGCATTGGAGCAGGTGACAACGTCGGCAGGAAAGACGCGGCAGGATCACCGCTCCGGCGGCCACGATGACCGCGTATTTTCCGGGGCGATGGCTTATTTTACATTTCACGACAACGACCTTATGGCCGAGCGGTCAAAGAAGAAGTACAATGCAGGGGAAGAAGACGGGTACGAAGTGGACTACTCGCCGTGGGTCCAGACCGTACCGAACCCAGGCGCGGCGGATTGGTTTGAAAGGTTTGCATGAGAGGGCAGATAAGCGATAGCCAATGCGTCGTCTACTGGCAGCATCCCAGCGGCGAGTTGATGCTGGCTCCCGATACCCGCATTAAGCCCTTTATCGGCTGGCGGCGGATCGAGTGCAAAACGGTTGCCGATATAGAGCAATTCTCCCGCCGCATGGCTTCTCAGGAATACAAGAAAATGCGGTCGATGCGCGTTGAGGACCATATGCGGTCACAGTCCTACCGCGATCGACTGAAGGCGAATTGCAGGCTGCGGCTGGCCTCTGGGTGCATCTCTCAGGAAGACGAGTTGATGACGCGCAGAACTTTACAGAATTTGGAGCGCAAAGATGAGTTGTTTTTCAAAATGCTGGCCGACGAACCTGATTTGAGCAGGGCGAGTTTGGTGATCGAACGGCAGGAAGAAGTAATCGGGATGGCGAAGTACGCTCGCAAGCGTAGAGGTTTATCCGATGAGGAAGTGAACCCAGTTAGTAAACTGGCAGAGGTTACGGCATGATAGACGATCAAGACACTCGGCACTGGCAACCGCCGGCGCGGGACGCAAAAGGCTCAGAGAAGATGGCTTGGGTCAATGATATTGTTTCCAGCGGAGAACAATTCAATTCATCCCTGCTCTCGTCTCGGGACATAGGCGCGGCCATCAACCTGATTTCCGGCAAAGCGTCGGACAGGCTGAACCAATCTCGGTCGAATATCAACATGAACCGCGAAAAGCGGGCGCTGCGCGAAGTGGTTGCAAATATCTCGGATATTCGTTCTGTGGATGCTTACGTGTCGGACAATCCCGCCTATCAGGATTTTCTTACCATGCTGAACAAGGTATGGAAGGCGGTCTACTTTGAGAGCAAATTCCCTACAGCGTTCAAGAAAGCGACGCAGTGGCTTGTGGCTGGAGGGTTTTCGTTCATATCTCCCGTCTACCGAAACATGAGGCTTCAGGCCAAGTCCGCGCGGCGTATCGACTTTGACGTTTATTCCTGTAATGACGCTCTACCGTTCCAAATTCCTGACGACAACAAAGTGCAGGGCGCCTATGCTTGGACCCGCATCAAGTTCATGCCCGAATACGAAGCCCACGCCAAGTTCCCCAAATTCCAATCGAAACTCCGTCCCGTTGCCCGCCGCCGTTATAGTGGAAACGCGGCCAAAGACCGTATCACGCTCGCAGAGAAATTCAGGGCGGGAATGGGCGATCCTCAGAACGGGAACTGGTCGGCACAGATGGATGAGATTCGTTACACAACAGTTCGAGATCTGAGCCTGAACGACACCAAGAAGCCTATTCCGATGGGAAAACCGGGGAAGATTGAGTCGTACATCGTTCCCTATTTACGGCAGGAATTGCCCACAGCGGAGTTTGTGCAGCCCGGCATTCGCAAGACGCGCAAGGCTAGTGAAGAGGATTGCTTCCTCTACCCCAACCTGAGAATCCTTGTCACGCAGTCTGGTATGCAGGAGCCATTGTACGACGGGCCATTCTGGGACTGGCACGGTATGCACCCTCTGGCGCGGTTTTCGGCAGACGAGTGGCCGTGGGAGCCTGGATACTCTTTGGCCGGCGACATTGTTTCGCTTGGTGATGCGCGTAGGGCTTTGCTCCGCGGTATGGATCAGACCCGCGATGCAAGGCTTGACCCTGCGCTGATGTACGACAAAAACGCCGGAATCAACCGCAAAACGATGGAACAGTTCGACCCATACGAAGTGCGAGCAAGGCTCGGTGTCGAGGGCGAGGTCAGCGACAAAACAGTGAGGCCGATGCTGCCAACGGAGATGCTGAATCTGCCGGAATGGATATTCAACTTCCATAAACTGCTTTGCGATGAGCAGGATTACATGCTGGGGCTCGACGCGCTCAAGAATTTAGCTAAAGCAAAGATCGCCTCCGCAGATAATGCGATTGAGAAAGCGCAGGAGGAAGCTGGCCCAATTGCCACGGACATTTCTCACGGCATGGAAGAACCGATGGGCGAATTGATGGAGATGGTCTTGGGTGACGTGATGCAGTATTACCCAACGGGCCGCATCATGCAATACGTCGGCCCTGGCGGGGTGGCGAAAGAGGTATTCGACTTCAAGCCGCAAGAACTTGTGCCTTCACATGGAGCCGATGAGGACACCGCAAACGGAAGTTCGATTTACAGCCGCATGGATCGAACCAAGACGTTCCTCTCCAACATCCACGCACAGGTTGCCCCCGGCTCTCTTCATGGAGAAGTGCAGACGAAACAGAAATTGACGTTGCTCCAGTATCAGAGATCCGGTGGCATAA